TACAATAAAAATTCTCAATACTCAGTTGGAAATCAATAATGAAATACGATGAAGGTAAACCTCAACTTGGTTTAATTCCACCAGAAGCACTAATTGAAATTGCTAAAGTGCTTGGTTTTGGTGCAGCTAAATATGGCGTAAATAATTGGCGTGATGACGGTGGTAGATCCCCTTGGATTAGAACATATTCATCAATTCAACGTCATCTAAACGCATGGCACTCAGGTGAAGATCTAGATCCAGAATCTGGTAAATCGCATTTGGCTCATGCAACTACTCAACTAATCATTCTCATGATTCATCAAATGGAACATCCTGAGTGTGACGATCGATATAAAAAGGATAAAAAATAATGTGGCTTCCAAGTGCTAATGATATGCGTTACGCTCTAGCTGATGAATTAGCTAGTAAAAGATTCGTAACTGATAAAAGTGGTGTAAAGACTATTGAGATTCTTAATGCATGTTTTATTGCAGATGAAGAAGCTCTCTTTGGTACAGTCAATCAAGAATACGTTGCTCGTGAACTTGAATGGTATCGCTCAATGTCTTTGAATGTTGAAGATATTCCAGGTGGTCCTCCAGCAATTTGGAAACAAGTTGCTGATGTAAATGGTATCATCAATTCAAACTATGGTTGGTGCATTTACTCAGAAGAAAATGGTTATCAATTTACTAAGGTAGTTGAAGAGTTATCTAAGTCACCATTATCACGCCGTGCCATAATGATTTATACACGTCCTTCTATGCACGTTGAATATAATCTAAATGGTATGTCAGATTTTATGTGTACCAACACTGTTCAATATTATATTCGAAATGGACAATTACATGCATCAGTTTACATGCGTTCAAATGACGCAATCTTTGGTTACAAAAATGATTATGCTTGGCAAAGATTTGTACAACAAGAGTTGCTTGATGCAGTCAATCGTAAATGCAATACAGTATATGCTCTTGGTAATCTTTACTGGAACGTTGGTTCTCTTCATATCTATGAGCGGCATTTTGAATTAGTAGAAAAGTGGGATGATGATAATGGAGGTCGTCTTGAGTTCTAAATGGAACGATCGTTATATGGCTATGGCGAAAGAAATTTCGTCATGGTCTAAAGATCCCAATACACAAGTTGGAGCTGTCGCTGTAGGTGATAAAGGTCAAATCTTATCACAGGGTTATAATGGTTTTCCACGTGGAATCTTAGATCGCCCAGATAGATTAAACGATAGAGAAACAAAATACAAGTTTGTAGTTCATGCTGAAATGAATGTCATATATAATGCTACATACTCTGGTGTTTCACTTGATGGCGCTAAACTTTACGTATATGGTTTACCTGTATGCAATGAATGTTGCAAAGGTATTATTCAAGTTGGAATTAAAGAAGTATATGTTTCAAAAGAATGCCTTGAGTTAAGACCTCATTGGTTTGAATCATGGATGCAATCTCTTGATATGTTTAATGAAGCAGACATAAAGGTATTCGCAGTATGATAGTAGTTGGAATGAATCCTTCTAATAGACCTACTACTAAGAAGGTGAATAAGAACTCTACATTTGATAGATTGAATAAATGGATGGATCATCTTAATGTTCAACATTTTTCATTTATTAATTTATTAGATTATTCTAAAGACAATCCTACTATTAAAGACGTAGATTTTAAATCATTAGATGTAGCAAAGCAATATAATAAAGTGATTGCATTAGGTGGCTTAGCTTCTACTGCGCTAAATAAGATAGGTGTAGATCATTTTAAATTACCGCATCCTTCACCAAGGAATAGATTACTAAATGATAAGACATTTGAAAAGAAAATCTTAAAAGAATGTAAGGAATATCTTAAATGAAAGTAGCAATTATTATGGGACGCGGCATCGAAGGATGTGGCGTTACTAAATTTACGGTTGAGCAAACTAAGTGGCTTGCAAAGAATGGGTATGACTTCACAGTCTTTTCATCTAAAGATAAGTCATGGACTCGTAAGAATGCACATGATGTTTCTAATGTAGTGCAACTTAAGTTTGCTAAGCCAGAAGAAACACAAAAAATGATTGATGGTTGTAATCAATCAGACATTATTATCATTAACAGTTTACCATCTATAGGACATAGCGATGAATGTATTTCGCAATTTAAGCGTGCAATTAACGAGATCACTAAACCAATTATCCTTATACAGCATGATCATTCTTCCTTGTCAATTAAACGCAATGCTGCGATCGAAGAAAGTGTTAATAGGGCTGACATTATTTTCGGTCATTCTAGTGGCAATGATTTTGCACGTTATGTTGAGCAAATAACTGGAGGTGGCGGTTTAGACGCTTTCATGGGTGATGCACCTTCTGGTAAAACTATTCTAAACTTTCAACCAGGCATTGATTTTGATTCTATTCGTGCTAAGTATTGGAAGTCTATTGAAGATCAAGACAATCAACATAATAAGTGGATTGGTCGTACAACAAGTTGGAAAGGCTACAAACAAATGTTTGCTTTCCACAATCAATACTTACGTCCAAATGGTTATATTACTACATTTGAAGGCATCGAAAAATCACCAGCATATCTTGCCTTCCGTGAACTATCAGAGTTTCATGGTTTAATCGACAAAGATATTAATACTATTCCCTTAGCATACGATCAACCTGCATACGTCTTTGGTCCGTATGTTAATGATCAAATGTTAGAGCGCATGTCTAAGGTTGCTTTTGGTTATCAATTATCTTTACTAGATGAACGCTTTATTCAACGATCAATTGAGTACACTCACTGTGAATTAGCTTGTGTTGGTGTAGTTCCTGTGTTCCGAAAAACATATGGTGAACGTTGTACTCATAGAGCTCAAGGCAAAAAGTTAATTGATTGTAAAGATACAGGTACTATTTGGCTAGATGATAACGATATGAAACCAGCCTTCGACGTACTAGATAAATTATCTAAGGATAGTGGAATGCGTAATGAATATCGTGAAATGGCGTTTGAGTTTTACAAATCTCACCAAGATTCGCAATACACTTTTGATGAAATGATGAAACAGATTAAAGAGAGATTATGATTAAACACGCCTCAATAGTTCCACTAATTGGTGGACAAACTTTGGGACAAGAACAAGCGATGGGAAGTCGACCTGAATGGTTGGCTTCTTTTCAAGCTTTCGGATCCAATGACTCACACGCAGTAAATCACTATAAAGATATTCCATATTACGTTATGGATGATGGCGGTACACATAAGCCAAGTAAGGTTGATGTTATCTCAACAACTTGTCCATGTGCAGGCCTTTCATCTTTATCTTCATCTGCAAGTCCAGACGCTGCAGCAAATGATTGGATGTATAAAACTGCTGAGTTAGTATTAGGTACATTTCAACCTAAAGTATTCTGGGGTGAGAATGCACCAGGATTTGCTGGTAAAGTTGGTAAACCAGTTGTAGAGAAACTACAAAAGATTGCTAAAGAACATGGTTATGTTATGTCGATTTATAGAACTAAATCGCAACTACATGGTGTACCTCAAATTCGTGAGCGTTCTTTCTACTTCTTTTGGCAAGGTACTAGAGCACCAATCTTTAAGTTCTATAAGAAACCTTGGACAAAGATTGAAGACTTGATTAGTAATCTTCCACAGAACTTAACTCAACACACACCAACGAATAATAAAATACCTTCTAAAGACGATCCTTGGTATCGCTACGTATTAGAAGAACTTGAAGGTGGTATTACTCATCGTGAGTTCTTTGATAAAATTACTAAAACCGATAACGCTATGGATTGGGTAGAGCGTAAAGGCGTATCCTATTTAAAGGTTGGTAAATGGATGGGCGAAAACGGGTATAAGAATATTGAAGCTCGTTGTAAGCGAATCTATGAGAAGTTAAATAATGGCGATAACATTATGCGTAGACTTACAACAGTTCCTAAGGATTATATTGGTGCATTCGTTGGTCACTATCCAATGATGTTAACACATCCTTATGAAGATCGATATATTACATATCGTGAAGCAATGTCAATTATGGGTTTACCACATGACTTCGAGTTATTAAACCCTAAAGCAAACTTAAATCATATCTGTCAAAACGTACCCGTAAGTACTGCAGCAGATATGGCTTTTGAAATTAAAGAATGGTTGGAAGGCAAGCGGGATAGCGTTGATGCAACTGATCGTATTCTTTTACAATATAACCATAGCGAAACTCAAGACTTCCGAGATATGATTGAAGTTGAAAAAAGTTCACTAGAGGGTTTCTTTTCTTAATTACTTGTGATATAATATTAGTATACACTGAGGAGCAATAAATGGGATTGATGGATAAACTAAAAAAGAATTCTAAAATTGAGTACACTGCTGTACTCGAGGATTCTAAATTTTTTAAAGGTAAAGATGAAGTAGCAACATCAGTACCAATGATTAACGTTGCATTGAGTGGTAAACTTGATGGTGGACTTACACCAGGACTTACAGTTTTGGCTGGTCCTTCAAAGCACTTTAAAACGGCGTTCTCTTTGCTAATGGCAAAGGCTTATATGGACAAGTATCCAGAAGCAATCATGTTATTTTATGATTCTGAATTTGGTACACCACAAGCGTACTTTGATTCATTTGGAATTGATAAGTCACGAGTACTTCATACCCCAATTACTGACGTTGAACAATTAAAGTTTGACGTAGTTGGTCAGTTAAATAATCTTGAGCGCGGTGAAAAGGTTATTATTGTTATTGACTCAGTTGGTAACCTTGCTTCTAAGAAAGAATTAGAAGATGCATTGAACGAGAAGTCAGTTGCTGATATGTCTCGTGCAAAAGCACTTAAAGGTTTATTCCGTATGATTACACCTTACTTGACTATGAAAGATGTACCAATGGTTGTAGTAAATCATACGTACATGGAAATCGGTATGTTTCCAAAAGCTGTTGTCTCTGGTGGTACAGGTATCTACTACTCTGCAGATACGATTTGGATTCTAGGTCGTCAACAAGATAAAGATGGTACAGAAATTAAAGGTTACCACTTCATCATCAACGTAGAAAAATCAAGATATGTTAAAGAAAAGTCTAAAATTCCTGTATCTGTTTCTTTTGACGGTGGTATACAAAAGTACTCAGGCCTTTTGGATATCGCTTTGGTTGGCAACTTCGTTGGTAAACCTAGTAACGGGTGGTATCAAAAACTCGATAGAGAAACGGGTGAGTTCATCGGCCAAAAGATTCGAGAAAAGGATACACTCAATGAAGAATTCTGGAAAGATATTCTAGCATCAAAAGACTTCCAAAAGTTTATTACTGATTCTTTCCAAGTAGGTCATGCAGCAATGTTCCAACAAAATAAAGTAGAAGAGGCCATTGATGAAAGTGACGAGTGATTCATACTCATTTGTTGAGAACGATTTTAGTGATGACTCTTGGCATGTAAAAATTAATGAAGGTGAATATAAAGGCGTAGTTTACAAATATGGTAAAATACAAATTAAAGAAAACGAAAATGAAGCAACACTTGGTTTTCAATATTCACTTGTAGATCTACCAGAACATTTAGATAAAGAAGAATTAAACTGTAGTGTTGAGTTTATGAATACCCTTGGTGATATTCTATCTCATATTATTGAAGACTCACTTGAAACCGGCAAATTTAAATTAGGTAACGATGATAAACCAACTGATTCTGAATCAACTATGCACGAATGAAGAGTTTACTCGAAGAGCGCTTCCATTCCTCAAAGATGAATACTTTGAGCGTGGTGAGAAGCTACTCTTTGCAGTAGTCTCAAGGTTCATTGACAAGTACAATACAATTCCAACTGAAGCAGCACTAAAGGTTGAATTGCAAAAAATTCCAAATGTGTCTAATGAAATATTTGAATTAGTCGATAGAGCTTATAAAGCTGAGCCAGTCGAAATTCAATGGGCTCTCGATGAAACTGAAAAGTTTTGTCAAGATCGCTCTATCTACTTGGCCATTATGGAATCTATTCAGATTATTGATGGTAAACATAAGGAGTTAACAAACAATGCAATCCCTGAAATTTTATCTAAAGCTTTGGGTGTTAGCTTCGATACCAACATTGGTCATGACTATATCGACAATTCTGATTCACGTTATGATTTTTATCATAAAGTTGAAGAACGTTTGCCTTTCGATTTGGACTACTTTAATAAGATTACTAAAGGTGGTTTGCCCAATAAGACTCTCAACATTATTCTTGCTGGTACTGGTGTTGGTAAGTCATTATTCATGTGTCATATGGCTGCAGCAGCATTAGCACAAGGTAAGAATGCTTTATACATAACTATGGAAATGAGCGAAGAACGTATTGCAGAACGTATTGACGCTAACTTAATGAATATTCCAATTGACCAACTTGAAAAATTACCAAAGCAAGTTTATGATGCAAAGATTCAAAAGATTGGCCAAAAGAATATTGGTAAATTAATTATTAAAGAATATCCAACTGGTGCTGCACACGTTGGCCACTTTAGAGCATTATTAAATGAACTTAAACTTAAAAAGAATTTTAAGCCGGACGTTATCTTTATTGATTACCTTAACATTTGTGCGTCCTCGAGAATTCGTGGACTCGGTGGATCTGTTAATACGTACTCATATGTTAAGGCGATCGCAGAAGAAATGCGCGGCCTTGCGGTTGAAGCAGGGGTACCACTTGTCTCTGCAACCCAAACTACTCGCTCGGGATACTCAAACACGGATGTCGGCTTGGAAGATACTTCGGAATCGTTCGGTTTACCGGCAACGGCAGACTTCATGTTCGCAGTCATCTCTACGGAAGAACTCGAGAAACTTGGGCAAGTCATGGTCAAGCAACTCAAAAACAGGTATAATGACCCAACGGCCCACAAGAGATTTATTATTGGAATCGACAGATCACGAATGAAGTTATATGATGTTGAACCTTCAGCACAAACTTTAATTGATGATGCAGCACACGTTGGTACTAAGCAAGATGATAAACCACTAAATACATTTGGAACTCGTGAAAAACCTCAAAGCTTTGGAGATTTTAATTATGAATAAAATAGAAGAAATTTATGGTATTGACTTTAAAAAGGTCAAAGAATGGTTTAAGAAAAATGGCGTTATAATTGTATTAACCTTTGCCCTTGGTTTTGGTATTGGTTGGGTTAAAACAGCAGGATCTATTGAAATGGATTGTATATACGCTAAAGCAGTACGTATAGGAACTAGCGCATTTGAATGCAGAAGAATACTTTAATGAACGATATTCCAATTTTAGATGGTGAAGAGTTTTCTCTTCAAGAAGCAATAGATAAAGAAAGACAATATAAAGTATATTATTACTTTTATAGCTATATTGAAAATAAAACATTTGATTCTCTTAAAGAAGCTGTTGAGTTTTCAATGTCTTTACCAACTGGTAATGTTTACGAAATTAAAAGGGTAGAAGATGGACGTTAAATTAGTATCATATAGTAAACCATCTCGTGAGTTTTATGATGAAGGTTTATCAAACGTTCAAGATCTGATTGCATATTGCGCAAGAGTAAGTAATCCATCTAACCAGTTTAATATGGAAACTTCTGAGAAGTTAATTAAGTATCTTATTAAACATGCGCACTGGTCACCATTAGAAATGGTAAGTGCATGCATGGAGATTACCACAACTCGTGATATCGCTCGTCAGATCTTACGTCATAGAAGTTTTAGCTTTCAAGAATTTAGCCAACGATATGCAGATCCAACGCAAGATTTAGATTTTGTAATTAGAGAAGCACGTTTGCAAGATCAAAAGAATCGTCAAAATTCTATTGAAACTGAAGACGCTGAGTTACAAGCTTGGTGGGATGCAGAGCAAAAGTTTATTATTGAAAATGTTAAACGCATTTATTCACAAGCTATTGAAAAAGGAATTGCTAAAGAACAAGCACGAGCAATTCTACCAGAAGGTAATACTGTAAGTAGAATGTATATGAATGGTACATTACGCTCGTGGATTCATTTCATTGAATTGCGTTCAGGTAATGGTACACAGAAAGAACATAGAGAGGTAGCACTTGAGATCGCTAAATGCATCTCAGAGATCTTCCCGATGGCAGAAGATATAGTCTCAAAGCCAGACTAAAAATAAGTGCCTGTAGGCCCTCCTGAAGGCCCTCATAAGTTGTTGATTCTAAACGACTTTTTGAGGGCTTTTTTATGTCTAGAAAAAGCCTTATAAATCAATAACTTATGATGTTTCATAATATGAAAAAAACGAGTTATTTTGCATTTAGCCCTGTACAATTACCCGTAACTATGGTAGAATATCTATATACAGTGAAAAAAGGAAAACAAATATGAAAACATTAAAATTTGAAAAAGCAGCATTTGTAGGTGATATCATTCGTGCATATGACTTCAAACCAATGGTGGGACGTAGTGATTGTTTTGTTGAAGGTAAAGTAATTGACATCAACGAAGAACGTG